TAAGGTTGTTACACCTTTTGGTATGTTACACCACCAATTACTACTGAGTCGGCGGTAGTGACGTTAGGAGCTGAGGCATTGCCTTGAAGCAACGCTGTCATTAAAGCACCTATATCAGGACCTTGACCTTGAACTGGCGTAGGACTGGTTGCCATAGCCGCATACTGTGGTGCATTTTGGAACAAGCTACTGTATGCGTTGTCAACCATCCATGCCTGAGGTCTGCGTTGGGTGATGAGATTCTTGTTCACCACAAACTTCATGGTCTCAATGTAGTCACCTACTAGGCCGAACATCATAGCAATGAGCAATGCTCGTTGTTCTTCACTCATATTTGCCTCCTAGGCTTAAGTTAACTTCATAAACTCAAATTAAAAATAACGTAATCGCGAAAGCGAAAACCCCATTATAGGGGGACAGGCCTTGGTATAAAGCCACACACTAAAATGCTACAATTTTTAAGACTTGCATTAAATCAGTGATTTGTCATATATTTTCCATGGCAATCAGATGTTGATTACAGCAAAAGGATCACCCAGAAGGTACCCTAGCATTAGTTCTACCTTAGGGGTCAGAAGTCGGATTACAGAGGGATTCCTGAATAGACAGGCATATAATTTCCTTGAATTTTCTCCGATATTGCCGAAACTACCCTTGCTATAAAGCAGAGTATGGGCAGAGTTTAGTTAAGTCTATAAATGGTACTGGCTCTGAAGAAAGGCAAGGAATGAAATCTAAAAGTTGGTTTATCCTTCTCAGGGGAAGTTTTATGGAAAAATCACCAAATTGACAAGCCGCTTACGCTTACTATGAGACACTACAAGGTTAACGGTTTATTACATACTGTATATGAGGAGTTCACTGAATTGCCGAATGAAGTGTTAAGATCTGTTACAAGTGATATTGGTAGTGCCAGGGTAGGTGAATGGATAGAAGCTCATGACGGATGCTACATGGAAGTTTTAAGGACTGGTGAGTTAAAGAAGGCCAAGGGTAAGAATCGAATTGTCAAGTACATAGGCACTTGTACTGGTACTTACTTAGCTTCGGATAAGATAGATTCTTCAAGAAGGGAGAACATATATACTATAAGTGGAATGAATCCAAAGACAGCCACCAGAGAGAATTTGAACAAGTATGAGACACTTTTTGTAGGATACGTGGCATCTGGTATGAGTCCAGTAGAAGCTTATATGAAGTCATTCCCTACTAATGATCCTCATTATGCCAACTTTAAGAGTTCTGAACTTATCAAATGCACAAGAATAAGGAAAGCTATGAAGAAGGAATTAGAGCCAGTACTGGAGAAGCTTGGAATTACACAGGAGACTGTTCTTGAAGGGATAAAGACAGTTGCTGATTTATCTGAGAAGGATGAGACCAAACTAAAGGCTTTATTCAAGCTTTCAGATATACTAGACCTTGAGGACAAGTCTACTGTCAGGCTTACACAGATGACTGGTATACAGTTCCAGGGATTCAGTGATAAGCAGCTGGAAGAGGTAGAGAGGCCTAAAGAGATAGAAGATGGCTAATCAGACAGAAGAGAGATTTTTTGATAGAGATAAGTATGGATTTGATTACAGGGGAACTCTAGATTTGAATTTTGATATGTTTCCAGAAGTACCTTCTCCTCAATGGATGATTGACAAAGGATTAGCTGAAGAAGGTGATGTTTCAAATATAATAACTGGATATTATGAAGTTGATGATAAGTATATATTAATGCCAGGGATGATGAGAGGTGTATCTCTTACAAGCGATAAAATTCATGATTTAATAAAGGAAGGAAAGCATTTTGGAATATATGACACTGAAGAGGATTTGGATAAAGCAGATGTCCTTATACATGAGTGGTTTAAACAGCTTAAGAGTAAAGAAAAGGTTAATATGAAAGTAGAAGACAAGATCATAGATTTACTGAAAGAAGGAGAATAAGATGCCGTTAACAGAAAAGTATACTAACAAAGTACATGAAGCATACCAGGCTACACAGGAAAAGGGAGGTATGACCAATAAAAATGTAAGAAAAGTTCAGAAGCTTCTAAAATATTATTATCCAGAATTGAAGGTGGATGGTTGGTATGGAGGAGAGACCATTGAGGCTATAAATGGTTTTTACGAGAAGTACTACTGGACAAAGGAAAGAAGACTCCAGGAGGCAAAGGATAAGCATGGTGAGGACTATATCATGAAGTCTGAATTGGAAGCTATGCAAGAATCACAAAAACAACAATAGTGGAGTCAACACATTTTTTTTGTTAATAAGTTTTATATTTCGCATATTTCAACATGAAAAAAAGGGATGTTGTGTCCAAACATGACATTATTCGTGAAATAAAGATGATAAACAAACGTTTAAATGACGTTTTTTCGGGATTACAGGTAGTAAGCGTCAGTTTAAGGGATTATGTTGAGTTTAAAAGAAGCGAGAAGAAGTTTACTAAGTTCTTAAAGAAGAAATATGGCGATATAGAATGAATATCAATACACAGAACATAAGTAAAGCTGAAGAGGAGTTAAAGCTTGCATATGAGGATTTGATAGCATTCGGGAAGTTATTTCTTCCAGAAGACTTTAGAAGAAGCGAAACCCCATTTTTTCATTATGAGGTAGCAGATGCAGTAGATAACATGAGTATCAGACAATTAGCAGTCATACTTCCCAGAGGACATGGGAAAACAGTTCTTACCAAATGCAGTATTATTCATGACTTCCTTTTTGCACAAGAGCCTTTGTTTTACGGTTGGGTAGCAGCAAGTTCAAAGATTTCTGTTCCTAACCTTGATTATGTAAAATATCATATTGAGTTCAATGATAAAGTAAGGTATTACTTTGGGGACTTAAAAGGGAGAAAGTGGACTGAAGATGATATAGAACTTACAAACGGGTGTAAGCTCATCTCTAAGTCTAATCTTTCGGGCATAAGGGGTGGGGCAAAACTTCATAAAAGATACGATCTTATTGTATTGGATGACTTTGAAGACGAGAACAATACTATTACACCTGAAAGTCGCTCAAAGATTTCAAACCTTGTCACAGCAGTTGTCTTCCCTGCTCTTGAACCAAAGACAGGAAGATTAAGAATAAATGGCACTCCAGTTCATTATGACTCTTTTATACAGAAGATCCTTGTTGGATATCAGCAATCGGTCAAAAGAAAGGAGAAATTCAGCTGGGATGTTATAACATATAAGGCTATACAGGATGACGGTACTCCTCTATGGGCTGACTGGTTTGGTGAGAAAGAGATGGAGAGAAAGAAGAAGTTCTATCAGGACTCAGGCACTCCCCAGAAGTTTTATCAGGAATATATGATGGAAGTTCAAAGTGCTGAAGATGCAATATTTACAAGAGATCATATCAAGTATTGGGATGGTAAGTTCCATGTAGATGAAGATACTGGACTTTCATTCATAGATGCAAATAACCAGGGATTTCAGCCATGTAACGTGTTTGTTGGTGTGGATCCAGCAACAGATTCAGCAAGAAGGGACTCAGACTTTTCTGTTATTATTGCTGTAGCGGTAACTCCAGATAATAATATTTATGTTATTGATTATATAAGAAAACAGTCTATACCAGTATTGGGAATACCAGGAGAACATAAACTGGGAATAGTGGATTATATGTTCCAGTATGCAAAAAGCTATCATCCAAGTCTTTTTACAGTTGAAGATACAACAATGAGTAAACCTATATTCCAGGCATTGAACTCTGAGATGAGAAGAAGAAATGACTTCTCTATCGGGTATAAAGCTGAAAAGCCAGGAAACAGGATGAGTAAAAGAGACAGGATACAGGAGATATTAGCTCAAAGATTTTCAATAGGTCAGATACATATTAAGAAGACGCAGTATGATCTGCACAGGGAAATAACAACTTTTGGACCAAGAATGGCTCATGATGACACTATAGATGCTCTTGCATATGCAGTCAAGTTTGCTAATCCTCCCATAACAGTAGGTCAGGATAAAGAGGGTAATTGGTATAAAAAGAAACCTAAAGCAAGAGATTGGGTGGTAGCATAATGGCAGATATAATTACAACTAAGGATTTATCCGTAAAGGATGTAAGTAAATTAAAAACAGGAGATACTAAAAGAAAGTATAATGTCTCCAAAAAGAGAAAGAAGTAATGGCTAAGAAGAAAAAAGCAGATCAGATAAGAGAGTTATACAATCTTTCTAATAACTGGACACGTAGTCAGTGGCAGTATGTTAACCAGAAAGGATATGAGTTTGCTCATGATGAACAGTTGTCTCATAGTGAGAAGACCTCTCTTCAAGATCAGGGCATGCCTACATTTACAATCAATAGAATACTTCCTGTAGTGGAGATGCTGAATTTCTATGCTACTGCCAACAGTCCCAGGTGGCAGGCTATCGGTATTGAGGGGAGTGATTCTGATGTAGCAGCAGTATTTTCAGATCTTTCTGACTATATCTGGCATCTTTCAGACGGTACTGCACTTTATTCAAATGCAATCAATGATGCAATATGTAAGTCTATAGGATATATCTTAGTTACTGTTGATACAGACAGAGACAATGGAATGGGTGAGGTTATCATTCAACAGCCAGAGCCTTTTGATATTTATGTAGATCCAAAGTCCAGGGATATGATGTTCAGGGATGCATCCTTTGTACTGATAAGAAAAGTTCTTCCGAAAAGCCATGTTATCAAGCTTTTCCCTCAATACAAGAGAAAGATAGGTAAGGCTTCATCATTGGATGGAGATCATTCTTATTCAGAGAGAGCTATTGCAGACAGTGAGCAGAAACTATTCTTGAGAGATGATTCTACTGTAGAAGATGTGGGAATAGACTCTACTGGAGAGCAGGAGCCTACATTGGAACTGTTCGAACTTTATGAAAAGATCAAGATCTCATATGCCAATGTTTTTTACAGGATTCCTCCTGATGAGAAGCAGTTACAAGCTATTCAGCAGCAAGTTCAGGTAAAAATGAAGGAGATGGCTGCTGAGATGGAAGTTGAACTTTTGGAACAGCAGAAACAGATGCAGCAAGCTGTTCAGGAAGGTAAAATGATTCCTGAGAGATATGAACTTGAGATGCAGAAAGCTCAAGAGATGATGGGTCAACAGTTGCAATCTGCTGAACAGGAGTATATGAGCCAACTACAGGCAGAAGCATCAAGGATTGAAAATAAGATTATTTCAGAAAAGGAATACAATATATTGCTGAAGGACGAAACTTTTCAGAAGTCTGTTGTTGATAGTGTGCAGTTTTATGGAACCAGGATCAGACAGACAATATGTGCAGGAGACAAATTACTGCATGAGATTGTATACCCAGAGAATATAGTCGATTATCCTTTAATTCCATTTCACTATAAGTGGACTGGAACTCCGTATCCAGTATCTGCAGTCTCTCCTCTTATAGGAAAACAGAAAGAGATCAACAAGTCTCATCAGATAATGGTTCATAATGCATCTCTTGGTTCGTCATTGAGATGGTTATACGAGGAAGGATCTATTGATCCAGAATTGTGGGAACAGTATTCTTCTTCACCAGGAGCACTCTTGCCAATAAGAGCAGGATCTGAAAGACCAACTCCGATTATGCCAGCTCCGTTGTCAAATGCATTCTTCGGTATTGTCCAAGAGGGAAAGGCAGACATGGAATATTTAGCTGGGATATATTCGTCAATGCAAGGAGACACACAGCAACAGCATGAAACATTCAGGGGTATGCTAGCATTGGATGAATATGGTACAAGAAGAATAAAACAATGGATGAAACATTCAATAGAGCCAGCTTTAAGACAGTTGGGAAAGGTTGTAATGCAGATATCACAATCTGTATACTCAGCCAATAAAAGATTTAGGATCATACAACCATCAGCTATTCAGGAACAGCGTCAGCAGGAGATAAATATTCCCATCTATAATGATATGGGAGAAGCAATTGGGAAATCAATGGACTATTCGGCTGCTAAGTTTGATGTAAGGATAGTTGCTGGTTCTACACTTCCAGTAAACAGATGGGCATATCTTGCTGAACTGAAGGAACTTCTGCAGTTTGGAGTTATAGATGATATTGCTGTACTTGCTGAAACTGATGTAAGGAACAAGGAGCAGATAGCAAAGAGAAAGAGCTTATATGCTCAATTACAGGGACAGTTAGGACAGTTGCAGGAAGCTCTTAAAGATAAAGAAGGTACTATTGAAACTCTTGAAAGACAATTAGTACAAGCTGGTATAAAGGGTAAGGTAATGCAAGCCGAAATGGAGATCACCAAGAAGAAGGAAGAAGTTAAAGGTGACATGAAAGATTCTTACCGTTCAACAGAAGCAAAACAGAAACTTTTGCAAAATGTATTGGTTAATCAGGTGGATTCTGCAAAGAAAGATATATCGAGAGAAACACAATTTGTAAAAAAAGGTTTGCAAAATGAGAATAAAAATAAGTAATATCAGATCAAGCTTAGGAGGCAATAATGGAAGAAACAATAGGTAACCTAGAAGCTACACCGACTGAAGAAGAAGTTGAAAGTGAAGTTTTTAGCTCCTCTGACGGTTTCTTTGAAGCCTTAGAAGAGAATGTAAATGGTATAATAGCCGATGATAACACTGAGGCAACCCAGCAGCAAGTTGGCACCGAGCAGGTAACCCAGCAAGAAACTGTTGGCTCCGATAATGTGGGATGGGATAATGACGGTAATCCCTATAAAAAACGCTACCAAGACAGTAGCAGAGAAGCCGTTAAGCTGCGAGACAAGTATAAAGAGGTTGAACCTTTTGTGCCTGTTCTTGAAGCAATGAAAAACGATAGCGGACTAGTCGAACATGTTCGTGAGTATCTGGTAAATGGAGGTAATACTCCCAAGAGTGTACAGGACCAGTTGGGATTAGATGAGGATTTTATGTTTGATGCTAATGAAGCAATGACAGATCCAGATTCTGATTCAGCAAAAGTTCTGAATGCTCAGGTAGATAAAGTCGTTCAGCGTAGAGTAGGGCAGATATATAAGTCTGAAAAAGCTAATGCTGCAAAAATGCAACATGAAGCATCACGACAAGCGATGGAAAGTGAGTTCAAGGAAAAAAGAAGTATGACTGATGAGCAGTTTCAAGTTTTCAGAGAGAAAGCTCAGAATCATGTTCTTACACTTGAAGACATTGACTATCTCTTAAATCGAGATCAAGCTAATGCAAATGTTGTCCAATCTACAAAGAATGATATGCTTACCCAGATGAAGAACGTAAGAAACATACCGACATCCGCTAGTGGAGCTAACAGCCAGACCGAAGAGAAGAATCCAGATGACACTTTGTTTGATGGGATCTTAGGTCTGGATGGTGATTTAGACAACCTGTTCGGATAGATTTAAAATATAAAGCCATTTTGGCTTAAAGTTTATTCGAACTTAAAATAATAAGGAGTTCGATATGTCTGATTTTTTATCGGTCTTAACACCGAACACTGATCTAACTGTAGCGGACTTTGATGGACGTGGCCCAGGTACAAGTACTGGTTTAGCTACTGGAGATATACGTAGAAAGTATAACTTTGGTAGTCGAGTATCTGAGCTGTCA